GTAAGCAGCGTTTTTCTTCATTTGTTGGCGGGTATCCATGTGAAACACAATCGTTTTACATGGATATAACATTCTTTTACAGAAAAAACTTTGAATGCTCAAATAATTATTAAATCTTTTAACATCTTAATACAATATCAATAAGCATATCCTTCTTTTTTTAATTATGCTTATTTTACCTCTTCTACTTTATATTCATCCTTCACTTTCCTGCATTTAAAGACGCAGTAATCCGGATTATTTAAAGCGTTATCAAGGCTTTGTGGCAAAACGATCTCTTTCGTCTGTTTGTTGATTGCTATCAATGCGTAATAAATACCTTCTTCTTTGCATTGTTCAATCAATACCTTTTTCAATTCTTTTACGTTATATTCCATTTCTTGAGATATGAACATAATAAAAAAAGCCTCTTACTTCAATGTAAGAGGCTAACTAAAATAGAGTAGTGGGTACGAGAATCGAACTCGTATTACATGCGTGAGAGACGTAATTTCCTAATTTTAATCCCACTGATTATTAAGCCTTTATCTATGATCTAAGAATCATTTGCATTAAATTTGCATTGAGAAATCAAAATAAATGCCATGACCTATGAATACATTTATTGCATGCGAATCTTTCAAAGAACTTTTTGCGTTACAAAGTTAATCAATCAATCAAAAATAGCAAACTTTATTCGTTTGAATTTAAAGCTATCTGTTTCTAATCTATCCGGCTAATAGTAAAAAGTACTATTATGACAGATGAAGAACTAAGAACATTTTGCGTTGAGCAAGCTGTATTAATCTTTGCCAAGAAAGAACAGGTTAAAACTATGGGATTCCGCGATATGGAAGACATGACCTTCAGATAGACTCTATAATTATATCAGAACCGGAGAGCAAAGTTTTATTCCTGCTTCTTTATCTTATTTGAAAAAAAATAATACCGATCTATTTATTAACAATTAAAATTTATCTTATGGAATGGATTTCTGGCATTGTAATATTATTGATTTTCTCGCCACTTGCTATATTTATTTTTGGCTCTGGGGTGTATTTGATTTCTCGGATTGTATCTGATTTATCATCTCAAAAAGCCGAGGAACTTGAACGTCAGAAGCGGAAAGCCGAGGCAGAACCTCTAGTGCAATACCTAAAAGAGTACTATCCACTCGTTTATCGTGCGATTTTTCCCGATTAATAAGTTCCCATGAATTAACAATAAGCCTAGCAATATCACTTAATGTTTCCGCATCATTTAAGTTTATTGCATACTCCAACATAGTTTTTAATGTCCTTATCATACCCGAAAAGTCCTTAGTTGCATAATCCACTTTTATGCCAATGCCAGTAGCTTGGTATAGAGTGGCGGCGGAAGCTCTAGCAGCAGATATAGACAAATCTTCTTTCACTTTATTTGTTCTTTCGTCGAACATTTCTTTCATTCTTTTATCCAAAGTGGCAGAATTATATATCTGATATCCTAATACTATTACCACTCCTATACTTGTCAAGGCTATTGATATACCTATTACCCATGATAGACATGAGTCAGTAAATGCAAAAGGCTCACATCTAATCAGTGCAGTAACGCTACATATAATCGCAGCGATCGACAAACAGTTGTTCCAATATGATTTAATCCAGTTTTTCATGTTGTTGCGGGATTAGTTATTCGATTAAAGAACCATCTTCGATATTAAGTTTAAAAGATTCTCTTTCTTTATCCCCATTTCTATATACGATATCAAAAGTAAAGTTTATAATATCGCCATTAATGTTTATCAACTTGTTTTTTATTATAAATTCTTCGGAATACTCTTTGTGTCGGTAATTCCAAATATAATCGCCATTAGTGATATTAACTAAAGACACAGAAGGGTATGATACATCTAGACCGCTAATATTATCGATGGGAATTAATTTATTGATGAGATAATCGTCTAATGGTATTTTTTTTATCTCATTACAATTATTATCAAGCAAAAAGTGATTTTTATACCCTAATGTGATAAAATATTCATTATTCCAATTTTTAAGGCTAATCACTGAATTGTCATATCTATTATAGTAAATTCTTTTCTCTTTACCGCCAATTGTGGAAATAATTTCGCTTGGTCCACCATAATTAACTAACAAAATAAGTCCATCATTTTTCATGATAAAGTTAGCTAAGACGATCTGGTCAATATTCCGTTCTTCAACTTCGCCAAATTCTAAATAGAATTTTTGACTGAATCCTTGGATCATTGGTGCTGTATATTCGAATATCTGTTCTTTTCTGTCGTTATATGCCGCAAACCACATATCGCCATTAAGGAACCCCGCTATTAATGCATTTTTAGCAACATTTTCTTCGTACTGCCAGCACTGAGTTGGTTTAGTCACCCCTCTAGGTAAATTGTACTCTTTTAAAAACTCATCTTGGTCGTCATCTTCCTTGCTGCATGCTTGTAGACAAAATACAGAAAAAAAAGCGATGATTGATAGTGTTAATAATTTATTCATAATGTTTTGTTTTAGTGATTTATAATTCTGTTTATTTCTAGTTGTTTTTTATATATACAGTTCCGTAACATCTGTTTTCGTTACCGCTTATTTTAAATACTACTTCTCGACTACCACCGCTTTCTGTGATTTCTTTATGTATTTTCTCATTACTGGTTCCTCTAAAGTCTTTGGGAATATAACCGACTAGCTTATTATCGCCGTCTCTGTATATACCGACCGCGAATTTATCATTGGGGTTATTTGTTTCTGCCACTGCCTTTCCTTTATAAATGCCGAAATCTTTCGGAGTGATACCTCGGTAGTGCATACCTACCATTTCGTGATAAAAGTATCCGTCCGCGTTTGAGGGGATTTTGATTTCTTCGGATGGTACTGAATTGCTTTGAACTTCATTGATAGATGATTCTTTGGGTTTTGTCATTGCAATTTTTATTGCTAAGATTATAACTCCTGTTGCTACTAGGATTAATACTACTTCCATGTGTTTTGTTTTGTTATTAGTGATTTACAATATATTCTTAATAGATAAAATGTTCTCTACAATAAAAAGATGAATAATTTCCCGTTTTGGCAGGTCTATATCATCATAATCCGGATTCTCGCTACGAAGCAGAATCAAGTTATCTGCATCTTTAGGATGTCTGCGGACTCTCTTTATAAATCTATATTCATTCGTTATAATCAAATACACCTGTCCGTAATTGAAATAATCCCAACTCTCTATTTTCCTAATTACTACTCTATCGCCCGAAGCTATTAGAGGTTGCATGCTATCGCCCGTAGCGAATATGATCTTTGAATCCGGGTTAATCTCCGGCGCGTCTATACTTCCTATCACTTTTTCGTCTGTAAATTCTATGTCTCTGCCGTTTAAGCCGCATGTTGCGTCTATGTCGTATATTAATGCTCCTTTTCGTTTTGTTTCGCTTATTGCAGATTCGGAAATCTCGATTGTTTTTTGTTCTCGCTCTGCATTTTTAATCATTTCGCCATTGCCAGTAACAAGCCATTCGATATTTAACTCTGGATATTTTGTATGTATCCTTAGTATTCTATCAGAGCCTAGTGTTTTTACATTGCTAAAATACCCTCTAGCCACACCTATATTCACCTCAAAAGCGGTTTGCCCTATTCCTAAATACTCCCTGAATAGTTTTATTCTGTCTACAATCTCCATGATTAATGAGTATAATAATTAATAAATGTTATTTTAATGAGGATAATAATTAGAAAGTTTGCTTAATTAGTATACTCATTATATCTTTGTCGCATCAAAGTTAATCAATCAATAAAGAACTAACAAATAAAACAAAGGAATTATGAAAACAACAAGAATTGCAACTTATTCAACGAATCCGAGTAATCAGGTGTCGCATTTCTCCGAAGATGGTCAAACAGTTCCCGTAAAGAGCTCCACTTCCGCATGTCTCCAAAATGAAGAATTATCTTCCACAGTGAAGGATTATCAACAAACAAAGGAGGCTATTAAAACCACTCTGGGAGATTTTTTGCTATTACATATACTATTAAAGAAATGAATGATAATGAGAAGATTATATACGAGGCTACGCCGCAATATAAAAGTTTTTTGGGGTCAGAAAAAGAGAGATATAGACGTGTGTCTATTGAATCGTTCTTACTTAATATACACGAGCGAGCTGCTTTCTTCGCACGACTTGCATGCTCCGTATTGTAGAATAGTGCGATTGCTGCGGCTAGGATACCCAGTAGCAATAGCGCTATTGTCAGAACAAACAGAATACGAATCTCGATACGTTCTTGGCTATTATTGGTTAGTGCTACAAGAGCGCCGAGGAGACCGGAAGCCGCGACTAATAAACTTTGAAACCACCTTTCACGAGTTTGCATATGCTTCTCACGTAATTCCGAGTACAATTTAATCCTATTATGTAGGCTTTCTATATTATCCATACTATTTTTTATGCAAAGCTAATAAAATAAATTATAACGACAATGAACACAACACCAATCAAACCAACATTGCAAGCGATGGAAGTAGGGCAAAGAATCTATTTCCCGCGTAATCGAAGGAAATCAGTTAGAACAACCGCATCCGATTTAAAAACCGATGAAGATAAGATTTTTAGAACTTGGATCGACGGAGATAATATTTATGTTGAACGCAAAGAATAACAAACAATGGGAAGAACTAAAGCAATCGGAAAAGTTGAACCAATCGCAAAGAAATGGCTCAGCAAAGACGAGGCAAAATCCTACATAGGTTGCTCGGATGACTTTTTAAGAACACTCCGAGAGAATGCGCTCGTTTCTTTCTCCCAATTCGGGAAGATGATCTGGTATGATATATCAAGTATAGATAGATTCATACAAAGTAATAAAGTAGTATAACACACTAAAACAAAACATTATGCTAACACTCAAACAAAGCCCTATCGCTATCATCTTAATGCTCCTAGCGTGCAGCCTCGCAGAAGGCGAACCGAAACCGGGCAAACTTATCATCGCACTACTGATCGTGTTTCTAACGATTATCTATGTGCTAGTCTGTAACTATATAAACGTAAAAAGACATGGCGGCGAATCATCAATGTATCGGTAACTGTCGAATGTGTACGGTGCTAGGCGCGTGTCCTGCTGATACTCTAACTTGCGAAGATTGCGGCGAGGAAATCGAACCGGGCGAAGAGATCGAAATAGAAGTCGAAACATATGAGCGCGGCAGACGCGGTACAAAGATAATCACTGTTTGCGCTCGCTGTTATGAGTCGCTTTATCAAGGTGGATCGGATAATTTTTAAACAAAACAATAAAACCTTACGGTGTATAGGTAACTGTATATGAATATGGGTACAAATAATAACTCGAAAGGTAGTGAAATTGGTTTTTGCGGGCTTCTTACTATTGTTTTCATTGTATTGAAACTCACAAATTGTATTAATTGGTCTTGGTGGTGGGTAACGTCTCCCTTATGGATTCCCATAGCTATTTTGATAACTGTAATTATTCTCGTTTCCATACTGAAAGCAATATTTAAATAACCAAACAACACGATTATGACACATTGGAAAACTCAATTCAATTATGACTATCTAGGCGCTTACAGCCTACCGGACGGAAAAGATATAGTTCTCACCATCCGTGAAACGAAAAGAGAACAGGTAGTCGGTGCGTCTGGAAAGAAAGAAGAATGCTTCGTCGCTTACTTCTTTGAGAATGTAAAACCGATGATCCTCAATCGGACGAACTGCAAAACTATGACGAAGATTTTCAAAACACCGAATTTCGAGGAATGGATAAACAAGCAAATTCAGATAGGCGCGGTAATGGTAGACGCTTTCGGCGAAAAGGTTGATTCGCTCCGTATTCGTCCATTCATCCCGAAAGTTGAAAACTCATTGCCTACGGTTGAAACTGGATCGGCGATCTGGAAAAACATTCTAGACGCATTGGCGGGCGGCTATACAGTTGCGCAAGTCCAAATGAAATACAAACTAACAAAAGAACAAATCAAAGAATTAGTAGCACATGAAATCAAGTGAGCAAAAAGAAATCGAATGGAAGGAAAGGAGACGAGGCAAAATAACTGCCTCTACGCTTCCCGATTTAATGAAAGCGGGCAAAGGTTGTCCGTTTGGTAAGGGTGCGTTTGATGCGATGTATTTAGTACGATACGAACGCAGGACCGGGACGATAAGGGAAAACGGAAGTAATAAAGCGTTTGATTGGGGACACGAAAACGAACCGCTAGCGGTCGAGTGGGTGAGGACCCAACTAATGAATGAGATCAAGTCGTGTACAACCGATTTTTACGACATCGTTTTCAATGAACCGTTCGAAGGGTTCGGGGATTCACCCGATTTCTATGTGTATGGATTCGACGGGAAAGTTATCGCTCTAGGCGAAATCAAATGTCCGATGTCGCAGGGTAAAATCGAATCTTTGCAATTCGGGAATACCATCGACGAAAAGGACGAGTACTACTGGCAATTCCTCGGTCATTTCCTCGGTCGCCCGGACGTAGACAAACTGTATTACGTCATTTATGACGGCTACGTGAACGACGGTCGGATACTTGAAATGAATCGCGCTGATCATGCAGAAAACATAAAGAAGCTCTATGATCGTATCCGGTTAGCTAGTGAAATGATAGACGAATCTATTCGTTCCGGTCTAGACTTCCTCGGTTGCGTCGATAAGGCAAAGGAAATATTAGATTTGAAGTTACAGATCGAGACGTTAAAGCCGGACGCGAAAAACAGCGTCCCGGTGAAGAATCAGATTTATAAGCTACGGAAAGAAATACGCAAACTGACAAAGAAATAACCGTCACAACACTAACGCAACACGATTAATCACATTTTTTATAAACACTTTAATAAACACGAAATTATGCACAATTGGTTTTTAACAAAAATCCGTTACGAGAAAGTAATGGAAAACGGAATGCAAAAGAAAGTAACAGAACCGTATTTAGTCGATGCGCTGAGTTTTACCGAAGCAGAAGCGCGAATAACCGAAGAAATGACTCCGTTTATCTCCGGTGAGTTTACAGTGTCCGACATTTCCCGCACACATTATAGCGAGATATTTACAAGCGAAGAAGATTCTGCCGATAAATGGTATGCCGGACGACTCGCTTTTATTACGGCGGACGAAGTAAGCGGCAAAGAAAAGCGGACTTATACGAATGTTCTGGTACAAGCCGCAGACATTCACGACGCAATGAAGAAACTCGACGAAGGTATGAAAGGAACGATGGCGGATTATTCTTCGATTTCGTTGAAAGAAACGGCGATTGTAGATGTCTACCCATATGGAGTAAAGGAGGGAGAAAGTAAATGAGAAAGATTCTGTTTGTTTTAATGGCTCTTTGCCTGTTCTCGTGTGATCGGAATGGATTAAATAACCATTTGGTTAAAGATGCCAAAGGCAATGTCTATTTTTTAAGAAGTATTTCGGGCAATGGATACCATGTATACAAATGTGATTCCCTTACGGCTGATTCTCTTAAATTCTAATAATAAGCCGGGTGAAAGTCCCGGCAAATCGGATAAGTGGCGGAATTGGTAAACGCTCCACCCTAGTGCGTGGAATTGGTTCCGATCGTGACGGACGTTCGCAAGCGGTCTGCGACAAATCTCGGTTCAAATCCGAGCTTATCCACATTCACAAACCAAAATAAATACATGGCAAAGTATAACAATGTAAAGATAGAGGGATACGACTCTAAAAAGGAGTATCGGCGCGCTAAGGAGTTGAAACTACTCGAAAAGAAGGGGATTATAACCGGATTGCAAGAGCAAGTAAAATACGAGCTTATTTCGCCTCAATATCGTTTCTATGAAGTGCAGGGAGTGCGGAAGATGCTGCGTAAAAAGGAACTTCTAGAACGAGGCGTTTACTATATCGCGGACTTCGTTTATTATCGAGATGGCGAGTATGTCGTTGAGGATACGAAAGGAGTTCGAACAAAGGAGTATATAATCAAACGGAAGCTCATGCTTTACGTTCATGGAATCAGAATAAAGGAGGTATAAAATGGCGAAGAAAACAACACAGGTACACAAAAGCGATTGCCGGACGTGTCGGAACGGCGGAGAAGAAAAGAACTTTATTTGTTATTGCTCCGTCCTTAAAGTGGGGCGGTCCATAGGGATAAGGATTTGTAGTTATTATGTAGCGCGATAGACTTTATAAGTGTGATGAATATAGACGGATATACGCTAACTGAGAAGATGAGAAAAGCGAGACGACGTTTCAGATTTACCGCCACCGAACAAGCCCTATTTTACGAATTAGTGGCTATTTGTAACGGCGAAGATTGGAGGGACGTTTTCGATTGCTCGAACATTGAACTTTGTTTTGCGCTTAACGTGAACGAGAGAACACTTGTAAAAGCTCGCGAGTCTTTGATAAACGCAGGATTGATTTATTATAAATCTGGTAAAAGTAGACGTGTTGTTAGTTCCTATTCTTTTGTGAAGGAGTTTAAAACTACCGTAATGACTACCGTAAATAATACGGTAGATAATACGCCCGATAAACCAACCGATAAGAGGGGAGATAAGACAACCAATAGTACTACCAATAGTACAGACTATAATAAACTAAAACAGAAACCAAACGAAAATATACTCTCTAAAGTCTCTCATGGAGATTTTGATTTTATATCTAACGAGTTTTTAGAGACGTTTATTCTTTGGCTTGAATACAAAAAAGACAGACGGGAAAATTACAAATCGGAAAAGTCGCTTAAAGCGTGTTACAGCAAATTAGTGAAATTGAGCAAAGATAATCCGGCGATTGCATCTCAAATCATAAATGAAGCGATTGCAAATAATTGGGCGGGATTCTTTGAACTGAAAAACAATAAAAATGAATATGGAAACAAGAAGCAAACAAACTCTACCGATAGCGGCGATACTATCATACGGACTACCGTATTATGATGAGCCGATAGAAATAGGGAAACGCCCGGAATGGTTTAAAGCCTGCTGCGAGTATGTTTGTCCCGATTTTAAGATTGACGACTCCAATAAGAACCTAATGAATCAACTCTTTTTGTATACAGAAGGACGTGGTAAATTAGATACAAACAAAGGGCTATTGTTGAGGGGTGACATTGGGACCGGGAAAAGTACTATCATGCAGATTTTAAACCGATACGGGTATTTCACACGTGGCAAAGCGAAGGGCGGTTATCCAGTCGGCGGTTTTAGGATAGACTCGGCTTCCTTCATTGCGAATAGCTTTTCAATGCGTGGAAAGGATGCGCTAGAGTTGTACACGTACAACAACGGTGCGCCGCGAATGATTTGTTTCGATGAACTAGGACGAGAACCAATCCCGGCGAAGTATTTCGGCACTGAGTTGAACGTGATGCAGTATATTTTTCAATGTCGGTACGAGTTGAGACATGAAGCGATAACCCATGTAACGACAAATCTAACGATCAAGGAAATACAGACTATTTACGGTGCGTATATCGCGGACCGAATAAACGAGATGTTCAATGTTTTAGACTTGAATGGAGCTAGTAGAAGATAATTAAAATAAAGAAACTATGCGAAGAAGAAAAAAGAAATTCGTCTATTTCAAGAAAATTCCGGTTCGCGTTGATCTGGACCAATGGCGGCGACTGGACAAGATCAAAACCGACTACCATTTCAAGAGTACATACGAGATCATGCAGTACATTTTAGGCTGCTTTCTCAGAGTTGCTGATCCGATGCCCGACGATGACGACGAAGAAGTATTACCGGACGAAATCAAAGAAATGTTCTATGATCTATCAGAAGCTGAACGACATTTCGAGTATGTAAAACCAAAACGAAAACTACCACAGTACAAGGTGGACGAAATGCACGGACAAAAACGATTAGAAGGATTTTAATATGGTTAAAAAACTATCAAACACAAATTATTTGCACGATGTATCAGCAGACCCCGTCGCGGCAAATGAACGGAATCGGAAGTATATCGACCGATTTGTTTCAGAGAATTATAACGGTTTAGTTGCCAAGTTTTCACCCTTAGACGGTACGATAAATTCAAGTGCTTTCGGAGCACTCGATAAATTAAACTCTACGATTATCTCGCTCTATACTGATCCGAATTTACACTTTACGGATTGGGAGCAGGCGAATAGGTATCTATCGAGTAAGTTCACGGAAAAGGCGATTCGCGTTCCGGTGAAGAAGCCTGTAAAGAGTGAGGATGGAGAATACGAGGATGAAAGTTAAATAAAAGATTAATATGTCCTCGAAAATGAGGACATATTTGAAATATATATACTATTCGTAGAAATGAGGAGTAAATCGCATACTATTCGAATCTGTTTCTTCAGTAATATTATGTGTGTTTTTATAATTTATAATAGCTGCATCAATGTGTCCCATTAATATTTCATGATTGTATTTATGGTTGTTCCATAAATCTTCTGTTAAATAGTCAGATTCAAAGTCGAATTTGTATTCTTTATTATTCACTTTGATAGATACTCCAATTTTGGTTTTCATAATAAATATTTTTTTTAAGTTATAGCGCAAATATACAAATTATTCAATAATGAACCAAACGCAAAATCAATCAAAGTATTATTATTCCCCTCGTTTTCGTCACTTCAATATCTATCGTCGCGATCCAGACGGAGACACAAAGGTAGATGATGCGGCAACACAGGAAGAGGCGAAACGGAAAGTCTACGAGTTAAACGGGTGGAATTACAAACCTAAAAATAACACGGTAAAATGAGTAAAGTAAAACAGTACATCGAACAAGCCACAAACGAGCGTATCCGCTCGCGTGGCTTAATCCGAAAAGTCGCTATCGAAGCGGCACGGATACAGAGAGAGGAAACGAGGCGGCAAGCTATCGAAGTGTATAAACAAATGTGTCCGTCAAAGAATTGCAAAGGTTGTGCGAGTCGGATACATAAACAAGAAACGCAATCGACTCGATGCGATGGAGATTGTGCACGGATTAGGTTACTTATTAACGGACTAGACCGGATCGAAGCGCTATGAGTAGAAACCCGCATTACATTAAGATGATTAACTCGGTTCGATGGAAACAGCTTCGAGCCGAGAAGCTACGAAATAATCCTGTTTGCGAAGTGTGTGAGGCGAACGATCTAAGTACACTCGCAACGGAAGTGCATCACAAGACACCTGTTGAATCCGTACCGCATGAACTCGGAATGAGGCAACTAATGTTTGATTATAACAATTTGCAGAGCCTTTGCCATGCGTGCCACTCCGAGATACATCGGTGTGCTTTTAGTCATTCGAAGGAGGCGATACAGGCAAATAACAAGCGAGCGACAGAACGTTTTGTAGAAAAGTTTCTTTAATGATTGAAATATTCTCACTTCTAAGCTAATTAGTTGTGAGAATATTTTATATTTGCTTCATTATTAATACTTCGAATAAAGAAAATAATATGAATACTTATTTAGCTTTAGGATTTCATTGGGATTGTTTCTTGTGTTGGGTTGATTTAATATCTAAAATAGCAACAGCATTAGGAATATTTGTTGCTGCTTTAGGAGTTTGGTATGCAAGAAGCCAGATTAAAGGGTTTCGGAAGGATTTAAAAATGCAAGCATTCCAGAATAGATATCAAATGTTTATGGAAATGGATAAGATTTTAATTGAAAGACCCGAACTAAAAAAGCTTATAAGCAATAAAGGATTCTTTGATTTATTGAAGTCTAGAAATATCAACGATGACGATATAAGAGAAATTGCTTTTATCGAAATGGTTATGAATGTTTCACAGTTATCTTATTTTCAATTTGAGAATGATCTCAATAATTCGGGCTTGAACTGGCTAAAAGAATTGTTAGAAAATGAGTCTATTAAGAAATATTGGCGTAGTTCACATAGATGTCGATATAGACAAGAATTTGAAAAATTCATAGATAATTACTACGAAAAAGCATTTAATAGCTGAAAATAACATCTTCATTTTTTTTTATTTACATTTTATCCGCTCAACCTCGTCAAGAGGGGGGCGGTTTTTTTATTTTTTAACGCGATACACGAAACCCACCTCACCCTGTTTTTACACGCGCGAGCAATTTTTGAAATGAGGGGGTGCTCGTTGGGGGTGAGCTTTTCTTCTCGAACTTCCGCGCTACCAAATACTTGCGATCTTTTCATATATGCAAAAACGCATATAAAAATGAGTGATTTAGACGATATAAAAGAAAAGATTCGCGCCGCGATGAACTCGCAAGGAACATACACATCTGATTTGGATTTGTGTATAACTCTTTGTGCAGGTTCTTACATTGCGTTTAAGATCGCTCTCAATGACATAGCAAAGAAGAAACGTTCGTTTGTTACGGAAGTTTCTCGCGAAGGAAATAAGAAGCTCGTGGCGCATCCGGCTTTCAAAGTTTTATTTGATGCGCTCGAAGTTACTCGCAAACAGTTGCGGGAACTTGGCTTGACACTACAAACTTTGTCCGCGTCTGACGATGACGAGGTGAACGACTTAATAAACGAGGTAGATAAGATAGATCGCGATGGAGAAGGAGACTAGAGATAAACTGATTACATTAAAGCAGTCGGTTATCTCCGATTTGCATAATATCGACGTTGATTCATATAAGCTAGGTAAGGCGGACGAAAGATTAAACGTGTATATAAAGGGCTGCATTAATAATCCAAACGCGCACAATCTTTATGAGTTACTAGCCGTTCGTCGCTTCTTTTCATTCCTCGATAAATACGAATTTCGCATCAAGGAAGTAAAGAAGTTCGTCACGTTTTACGAGCGTTTGAAGTTCTCCGGCACAAAGGGAAAGACTAGATACAAACTGACTCCGATACAGGTGTTTCAGTTCTCTAACATTTTAGCGTTTTATAAGCCCGGCACAAACAAACGCTTAATTCGTGAGGCTCTTTTATTCGTTCCGCGTAAATTCAGTAAGACAACAAGCGTAGCGAGTCTTTCGATTAACGATTTGTTGTTTGGTGATGCGAACGCACAAACATACGTTGCTGCCAACTCATACAATCAAGCGAAAGTTTGTTTTGATGAAATACGTAATATCTTAAAATCGCTTGATCCTAAGTTTCGACATTTTAAAATCAACCGAGAAATCATATATAACCGCATAAAGGGAAAAACATCTTTTGCCCGTTGCTTGGCTTCCAATCCCGACAAACTCGATGGATTAAACGCAAGCATGGTGATAGTAGACGAGTATTCACAAGCCGATAGCGCCGCGTTGAAGAATGTATTAACTTCCTCAATGGGCGCACGGCTCAACCCTTTAACCGTAGTAATTACGACCGCATCCGATAAAGAAACGGCTCCATTCGTCGAAATGCTCAAAATGTACAAAGCGATCCTACGCGGTGAGATTGAAAATGATTCAATATTTGCGCACATATTTGAACCGGACATAGACGACGAAGAAGGGGACCCGGCGACATGGCGAAAGGTTCAGCCACACATGGGGATAACTGTTTACGAGGACTTCTATATAGACGCCTATCAAAAGGCTTTATATAGTGCGCCGGACGCATTGGAGTTTCGGACGAAGTTACTTAATGTGTTTGCAGTTGATTCGACAATAAAATGGATTGAGGCGAAGCAGATCGAAGAACGATTCAAAGGTATTAGAATAGAGAATATCGGTACTTATCCGTTAACAATGGCGGCGGTTGATTTATCCGTTCGAGACGACTTTTCTTCAGTTACTTATAATATCTATTCGAAAGAAAGCGGCTCTTTTCATTCGTATACGGATTACTATTTTCCGAAAGGAGCTTTAAAGGATCATCCGAATCGGGAACTCTACGAAGGTTGGGCGGAAGCAGGGTATTTGATTCTTTGCGATGGCGATATTATCGACTATCAGCAAATAGTAAACGATATATTATCACGGGCGAAGTATTTGCAAATTATGGGTATCGGTTATGATCCGTATAAATCGGCTGAATTTGTGAATCTACTTTCTTATTCGGTCGGTAGTGCAAGCGAATATATTAAGCCTGTCAAACAGACATACGGGACGTTTACAAGTCCTATCGAATCTTTCGAACTCGCTCTGTATCGGAATAAACTCACATTCGATCCGAACCCTATTACGCCGTACTGCTTCTCAAATGCGGTACTAGACGAAGATAGGAACATGAATAAGAAGCCAGTCAAGAAAACACATAACGCAAAAATTGATTCGACGATAACAAACCTAATGACATTTCATTTATTCAATAATTACACCGAGTAACACGATAAGACTATGGCATTTGAACTTAATTTAAGAATAGGACGCAACAGAGAGGAAAAACGATCTCTACCGTCCGAAGAGGAAAAAATAGTAGAAGTTAGAGACAAAACAGCTAGGGAACAACCTGTTTCAGTAAAGTCCCCCGAACAGGCTATGCGGTTATCGACCGCGTTTAGATGTACTGATATTCTTTCTGGTACTATTGCTTCTCTGCCGCTATATATCAAACGTAAAGAAGATGCCGGAAACTACAAGGTAGATATCGAAAACGAGTTGCATTATCTGCTGACTAAAAAACCGAATAAGCGCATGAATAGTTACGACTTAATATGTAATGCAATTATTCAAATGGTTAATCGTGGTAATTCATATATTTTCATCAAGAGAATGTTCGGAGATACGGCAGAATTAATACTTTGCTCAAATAACTCTGTTACATACGATATATACAGGGACGAATATACTATTTGTGATGTAATAAATAAGATATACGGTACTTATCCGGCTGAAAGTATTATCCATCTGAAAAATAAGAGTCTCGATGGTGGGTATACAGGTGTTAGTACGATCACGTATGCAAGTACGGTACTTTCTGTTTCTGCTAGCGCTGATAATCAGAGTTTGCGTACTTTTCAGAATGGGAGTAAGATTAAAGGTATTATTTCTGGTGTTAAAGGTGGGGGAAAGGGACTTTCTTCTGTTGGCGACAAACAGACTTCTGACGTAGCGGACCGAGTGGAAAAAGACTTTAATAGCGGAAGGGATATAACTTCCGTGAGCGAGGACATGACTTTTACACAACTTTCAATAACTCCGGCTGACGCTCAGCTACTAGAAACTAAAAAGTTTTCCGTATTCGATATTTGCCGTTTTTATGGTGTTCATCCAGATAAGGTGTTTGCCGGACAATCTACTAATTACAAGGCTTCTGAAATGAGTCAAGTTGCTTTCTTGTCTGACACGCTCGATCCTATATTGTGTCGTATTGAGGCTGAATTTAATGCTAAGTTGATACCTAGAACTGTCTCTGGTATTTATAAAATAGAATTTGATCGTAAAGCCTTGTATAAAACAGATATAGCCACACAAACGGCTTGTATGGAGAAGGAGATACAATACGGCGTGTCAACGGTGAACGAATGGCGTGTAAGCCGTGAAGATAAAGCGCCTATAAATGGCGGTGACATTGCGTTTATGTCCTGTAATGTTGCTCCGATTGACTCTCCTAAGATTAAGGGTGAGATTAGTAGCGAAAAAGACGAGCTACCAAAAACAAACAAAAAAAACATAGAGTAAAAAGCAATGGAAATAAGGAGTTTTACAGAGCTAGGCGCGCCTAAATTATCGGAGGGTAGAGTTATTGAGGGGTACGCTGTTGTTTTTGGGAAAGAAAGTCGTGTGATGTATGATGAGGAAAGGAAACGCTTTTTTATTGAGGTTATCGAACATGGTGCAGCAACCGAAGAACTTATAGCCCGATGTGATATAAAGGCGGTACTAGAACACGATAAACGTAGGCTTTTGGCTAGATGCCGTTATGGTTCGGGATCACTCGAATTAAATTTTGATGAATATGGCTTAAAGTACCGATTCGAGGCTCCATGTACTAGCGACGGGAATTTTGCTTATGAAATGATAAAACGGGGAGACATATTCGGATCGTCTTTCGCTTATTACACTGATGATAAGGATAAAAGTAAAGTTTCATATACAATGAAAGATGGGATGCTGTTGCGTACAGTGCATAAGATTGATTATATATCTGATATTTCTCCTGTTTCAGACCCTGCCTTTTTTGGTACAGATGTAACAGTTAGAAGCCTTGAAAATATAGAACAGCTTCTTAATGGTGACACAAATAGTGATTATTTATCCGAAATAGAAAACTTAGAAAAATTTATTTGACATGACAAAACTAGAAGAAGTAGCTCTGCTTAAAGAGCAAATGAGAAATCTGTTATCACAAGCAAAAACAGAAAAAAGAAGTCTGACAGACGAAGAGCAGACTAAATTCAACGAGTTAATGACTCGTAAAAATCAGATCGTTATTGACGAGACTCTTAGAAGTCTGGAAAGTAGCAAATCTGCAATTTTGCCGGAAAACAAAAGAGCTATCTTTGCAAAGGCTTTATATGACGTTTGTAATCATCGTTCTTTGGAAGAATACGGGAATTTTGCTGATGCAAAGGGGCTTAATTTCTCTATGCGTGCGGAGGGTGATCCTGTGAGAACAAGTTCAACCGATGCCGCTCCGATGATCCCGACAACAATCGGTGATATTATCGAACCGCTTGAAAAGGGGCTTATCATTAATAAGTTGGGTATTAAGATGCAATACGGCTTGATTGGCGAATTGATGTTTCCGACATTGGCGGCTGTAGAAGCTACAATTGAAGGCGAGAACACCAAAATAAATCCGACAAAACTGGATATTGGTAATTTAAAGGCGCATCCGTGGCGTTTGGGTATTTCTATCCCATTGTCTAACGACGCAATTGATCAGACAAACGATGCTTTGTTTGATGTCACCGTTAAACAATTGTCTTTGTCAACTGCTCGTACATTGAATAAGATTATGTTTGCCGGAGAAAAGCAGGGACTTGCCTCAAAAGGTGTGTTTGTGAAAGATTCTCCGACAGTGGAGTATGAAGTTGCTCCCACATTCGAGGACGTTGTAGCGCTAGAAACCGCAGTAATGGATGAAAACGTAGATGTTACTGACGGAACGGCAGCATATATTTGCAGTCCGAAAATGTGCGGTAAATTAAAAACTACACGCATTGAAAAAGGTTCTCCCGAAATGGTTCTTAAAGACGGGATGATGAATGGCTATCCGGTGTACATGACTAATTACATGGGTGCGGATGAACTCGGCTTCGGTGTCTTTTCGAACGTTGGTATCGGTCAATGGGGAAAAATTCGAATGACTATTGACGATGTGACTCTAGCAGACACTAACGAAACGAAGTTTACGCTAAACTCAAAGTATGACATTGTTGTAGCTCGCCCAGAGGCATTCGCAATCGCGAAGAAGAAAGCGGTTGCAAAAGCTGCAAAAGCATAACACACTACTAACTACTTAAAAACGAAAAGGCTTTGGCTTCATAGCCTTAGCCTTTTTTCATACTTATAATTATGCTACAATACGTAACACTCGAAGAACTCAAACAACATTTAAATGTTGATTTTGATACGGACGATACATATATAACCGAACTTATTGAACCTGTTCAACTTGTAATAGAGGCGTATTTAAACGCTCCGTTGGAAGGTTTTGTAAAGGATGGAAAAATAGACCGTCGTATCTGGCACGCGATCCGCATACTTATAGCTAATTACTACGCAAATCGCGAATCGGTAACATTTGCTACTCCGCAAGTTATTCCGGGACATGTAGAACTATTGTTGCAACCTTTAAAACGGTACACATAATGCAAGCGGGGTTATTAAACGAAATGATCGCTTTTTACCGTAGCGAGTCAAAACGCGATAACTTGGGCGGTACATCTGAAAGTTGGGTGAAAGTATTCGATAAGCGTGCGTATATCCGTTTTAAGTCTGGTGCACGAAAGGAGGCTAACGGCGAAATCTATAATACGACCGTAAATACGATAATGATCCGTATTTGTAAAGAGATTAACGCTAAAATGCGGATCGAATACGACGGGCAGAAATATAAGATTTTATCTATCAATCACGACCGGAAGCAACAGGCAACGGTTATAGAAGCGGAGGTAATCAATGAGTAATGACAACTACACCGGACGGAACTTATATCGCGTCGAAGTGGACGCGAAAAAGGTAAACGAATTGCTAGACCGTTTAAATGACGATGAAGCAAAGAAAGCGATCAAATCGGCATTAAGAAAATCTATTCTTATCATCCGTAAACAGGCGCAAGAGAATTTAGTTTCTGCCGTTACGGATGCGGAGTTTGGGAGTACTAAAAATGGCGTGTCTTTTAAACCGCTAAAGAACGAAATAAACATAGCTGTTTACCGTAATGCGTCCGGTGCGCGTGTTGATCTATTAGACCGGAGAAAAAAAGGATCGCGCGCTTATATGCTAAAATGGTTCGAATCTGGAACGAAGGAACGATTTACGAAAGAATCTAGTACTAGAAGTTTCTGGACTAATAAAAAGCGCGTTACCAAAAAAGCAGCTTATAGAGGTACTATAAATGCTTCTCACTTCTTTTCCAACGCGGTTAAATCGAAACAGAAGGAAGCGGAAAACTCACTAGAGAAAAATATTATTGATTCTATAATGAAAGTAGTAAATAAAAAGAAATGAGTTTATCAATAGGCGCACACGTATATAAGAGACTAAGCGATTCTACGGAGTTGGCAAAGTTGGTTACTGATAAAATCTATGCGATCTCAACCAAAACGGAAACATCTTTTCCGTTCGTAATCTACAAACGTAGCTCTCTAGTACCGGAGTATACAAAAGATCGTTACGGGACCGGGGATACTGTTTCGGTTGAGGTCGTTGTAGCTAGCGACAATTATCTGAACTCTATTACTATCGCGGAGGAAGTGCGCAAGGCATTAGAGAATAAGCGAGGAAGCTACGACAGTTTCGATGTGATTGACGCAAAGTTAATGAGTGCGGACGAAGATTTTATTGAAGATACTTTTATTCAACGCCTCGTATTTTCTTTTAAAACAGAATGAGTAACTAATAAAACACGATTAAAATTATGAGTAAAGCAAAAGCAGCATTAGGAAAGGACATGATGCTATTCGCAGAGAGTAAAGCGTTAGCCTTAGCGACTTCCTGTAAACTAGGTTTGTCGGCTGAAACTATCGACACGCAAAGTAAGGACTCCGGCATTTGGACGGAAAAGGACATTAAAAAGCTGTCTTGGAACGCTTCGAGTGATAACTTGTTTAGTGCTGACGCTGACGCGAATAGCTACGACAAGTTGTTTGCCTTGTTTATTGCGCATAAACCTATTACACTGAATTTTGGCATTGTAGCTAATGCGAATGAAAACGAAATGCCTGTAGCAGGGTGGACGCTTGCACCCGGTTCCTACACTGGTAAGGCGGTTATTACTTCTTTAGAAGCGAATGCGCCAGATGGAGATAAAGCGACTTTCTCAATTTCCTTTGAAGGTACGGGACCGCTTAAAAAAGAAACTACCGTACCTGCTAGTAAGTAATCATGGGCGGCGTTTTGCCGCTCTAAAACTATTCTCAATGAAAACAATATCAATTAACGGGAAAGAATTTATACTGAAATACTCGCTTCGGGCGTTCTTCATCTTTGAAAATCTATCCGGCTATCCGTTCCAATTCGGTAAAATGATAGACGAATTTCTTTTGTTTTATTCGTTCCTACTTGCAAATAACGAATCGTTCACAATAGAATTTGACGAGTTTATAGATTCGTGCGAAAGCGATCTGACATTATTCAATCAGTTTAAGACGCTTCTTTTGGACGAGATTAAACTACGTTCGCAGTCGGCAGGAAATGACGTAAAAAAAAAGAAGGTGACGACGCGGAAGAAAAAGCAGTAAGTATCCGCGAACTCTATTCGCGTGTTGTCGGAGAGGGCGGTATCGCTCCTGATTACTTCCTCGATAAAATGAGCTTTATCGAGGTCGAATCGTTTCTAGACGGATTGAATCGACGCAATCGCGAGTCATGGGAGCAAACTAGATTGCTAGGCTACATTATAGCACAATCGAATAGCACAAAGACACTAAAGCAAACCGACATACTCCGCTTCCCGTGGGATGAAGAAGAGAAGAAAGATACTAGCGTAACTAACGAGGATATGAAACGGCTTAGAGCTAAAGCGAAAGCATTTGAATCACAATTAAACACGAATAAAGATGTCTGATATAGTAACACGACTATTACTTAAAACGAATGACTTCGACGCGAATTTGGAAAAGTCAAAAGGTAGTGTAAATCGCTTTCAGGGTGATATTAGCAATATGGCTAAATCTGCCGGGGCTGGAATAGCTAAATTTGCTGCTGGAGTGGGACTAGCCATGGGGGCGGGTGAGTCTTTCATGAAAGTAATTCGTTCCACTCAATCAACCAGTGATGAATTTGATAATACTCTAAATGCTTGCAAAGGAACTGTTGATATATTCTTTCAATCATTATCGTCTGGAAGTTTCGAAGCTTTTAATAATGGTATATTAAGCACCATCTCTAATATGAAGAATCTATCTGCCTTGCGTGATTCATTAGCCGATGCTAAGTTATCTATGGGATTTAATAACAAGGTGTTTGAAGCTGAGTTTACCAAATTTGAATCAATAATTAGAGATACTACAAAAAGTCGTAAAGAACGCGAAAGCGCTTTTAAAAGTCTCCAATCTTTAAAAGATAATTTTAAAGTAGATGTAGACGATACGTTATCAGGTGCCGAAAAAGAATTGATACAATCTTTGAATACTAGAACAGGACGCAAAGATTTCAATATTGATGATATACATAAATATATATCTATTAATAATAATGACTTTTCAACAAGAAAGGAGAAAAGTGCTCTTACTGCTTATCAAAAGCAACTATCAGAGTATGATAAGCAAATGAATCTAATGCGAGGCAAAATCAACTCCACAAAAGGTGATACTAATGAATTTACCGGAGAAACTAAAATGCAAATGCGGCAAAAACTTCAAGATTTAGAAACACAAAAAAGAATATTTATTCAGCAGAACGCAGAACTCGAAAAGCAGAATTTTCTCAATCAGGACAATGATGCTAATCGAATAGAAATGACAAAAAATTACGAGTATACGTATGATCTAAAGAAACGTATGTACGATTTCGATAAACGTACTTTAGAGCTACAAAATGGTTTAAAAGGTTCAACTCCTAAAGAAACTCCCAAAGTAGATTCCATTGCGTGGTATGATACTAAAATCTCAGAGTTAAATAAAAAACTTATTTCCGAGACTGATGTACAAATAAAATCGACAATTAAAGCTACTATCAACGAACTAGAACGAAAAAAAATAAAATTGCAAATAGAGGAAAGCGGCAATAGTATTGAAGCGATAAATATTCAGTTGGCAGCACAAAACAAAAAACTGATTGCTGAAACCGACATGCAAGCGCGTGCAACGATTCAAGCAACAATAAATGAGCTAGAGCAAAAAAAGATTAATCTAAAATTTGTAGTCGATCAGGAGGCATTTAAAATCGCTCACGGTGAAATGAAGGACGGTGCTTTGCCAATTCCCGTTAAGCCTACATACGATAAAGTTCCAACACATGGGAAGAACGGAAAAGATTTCAAGTTACCTAAACACGATCCACTCTTTAAAAAAGAGGATATAGACTTGAATCAAGAGTATGCCGAATCGCTTGCAAATATTAGTGGAGTCGTTGGGAGTATGTCGGGTCTATTCGATGATAATACGGCTTCCGTCCTACAGTGGGGAGTTAGCTTTCTGTCAACTGTCGGGCAAGCTATTCCGAAGATACTTGAAATGGCTTCTGCAAATGAAGTAGAAGCGGCAACGGCTCAAAAAAGCGCAATAGCAAACACGGCGGCAGCATCCGGTGAGGTTTTAAAAGCTCACGCAGGAATACCCTTTGTCGGTATTGCTCTAGGTTTGGCGGGTGTTGCTGCTATTATTGCCGCTATGTCAAGTATGCCGAAGTATGCAACGGGTGGTATTGTTCCGGGCACATCATTTACAGGCGATAAAGTTCCGGCTTTATTGAATAGCGGCGAAATGATATTGAACGGGTCGCAGCAAAGTAATCTGTTTCGTATGCTTAATTCGGGTTTATACGGTTCGCTATCGCAGAAAATAGCACCGAGTGGAAACGATGATATTCGCTTATATAGCGATGTTGAAATAAAAGGAGATCGCATATTTTTAGCATTACATAATCACATCAAGAAAACTGGTAAAAGACTATGGTAAACTACGGTACAATATACACACTTCCTTTCAAATCTCGAAAGGAAGTTTCTTATTTGATTGAAATACAAAAGGAAAACTATACGGGCGATTCTGTTGAGTTGGTCGGTAGTGGTAGTTCTCCTTTCTCTGTTTCGATTGAGGACGAAGATTTCTTGTATGTTCCTACTCGATTCTCAAAAGCGGTGATTCGTGTTGTGGGTGGTGATTATTTGCAAAGTTTATATTCTACCGGGTATCAACAGTATAGGGTGAATTTTAAACGTGAAAATGAAATCGTTTGGACGGGATTTGTAAAACCGGAACTTTATACGCAGGATTATACATCTACCAAATTCGAGCTAGAAATAGACTGTATTTCTGCAATGGGTACGCTAGAATATATCAATTATAAACAGGGTAGGAGTGATACTAGAAGTTTTATAAGCATCTGGGAGTTATTAAAAATGTTCATATCTGAGTCTCGCGGGTGTTATTCCTCCGTCTTTATTCCTCATGTGTACGCTAAAGATCAATCTAGTTATAATAAAGAATCAAACATATTAAAGGAGTTAACGATCAGCGAACAAAACTTCTTTGACGAGGACGACAAGGCGATGACATTAAAAGAGGTTTTAGAAGAAACTTGCAAGTTTTTGAATTGGACCTGTGTAGATTGGTTGGGAAATTTATATTTTGTTGATGTAGACCACAAAGGAACATATCACGAGTACAATCTTGATATGACATCTTTTACTCAGCAGTCCCCTAACCGATTCAAAGTTTCCGAGATTGGTTTTGCGGGTTCAGAGCACTTCCTTGATATTCTTCCCGGTTATAACAAAGCGACAATAAAGTGTAGTAATTATTGTTACAATGATATTATATCGGAGGAAGAATTTAAGAAGTTGAGTACGTTTGCTGAAAGGAAAACCTATAATTATAAACAGTATTATGAAACAAGGCAGTATCTAAAGAGCAAGGTGTTTAAACTCCCACGCTATGAGAATCTCAATGATAATAAGCTAGTAGACGAGAGCGTAACCAATGTGTACATAGACGAACCTACACGATATTTTCTAGGCGGTTATTGTGCTAAGAGGTGCGAGTACGAAGTGAATGACGGCAAACCAAATATCTCTGATTATAATTGGGAATATCTTTATCAGTTTAAATTAGTATCGGATTATAAATATACTTCGGTGGTGAATCAGCAGCAGATAACGGCTGTTAAACAATTAGGAACAGGATCGCCGCTGTTAAAGTTCCAAGATAATAAACCAATTAAGTATTTTGATGGAGCTTTCGGTATCAGTATGTCATATAGTCATCCATTGAATGCTAGTAATATGACATCGTACGAGAAATATAATTCTGGTGGTGTCTTTGGCACGGAGATAGCATGTAGATTAATTGTAGGTGACTACTACTACACTAATAATGGTTGGGTTAAATCCACTACAAAACCGACGGGACTAGATTTGACTTTTGATTTGGACTTTAAATTAAAGAAGCCGGATGAATGGGTAAAAAACGAAAATACTAAAACTCTAAGTATGCCCTACGAAGGTTTGACCGGATACGTGATCGAGATTCCGAACAATATTAATCTGTTCGGACAATTAGAATTTGAAATTTTAAAAAAGGTATGGCTCCCGGAAGGAGTGTCCGGATATGGCTTTTTCTTAAAAGATATAAAAATAGATTTTAAAAAGAAGGTTATAGATAATGATAACATCGAAGAGAATAATTCGGATCGGATTTATGAGAATATAGTGAATGAAAGCTATATTAATCCTCTTGATGAAATAGAATTTAAAATATCAAGTTACAATAATGACGGAGCATGTTACAGTAAGGTAATGTTAGGGAGTGACTATTTAAGGGATAATCTTTATTCATCCATCGAAAACGCTTTAGTACGTCCAGAAGAACAACTAATAAGAAGGATAATTAACCAATACGGAGCTACCAAAATAAAGTTAACACAGGTATTAAAGAATAGTGAATCTATTACGCCTATATCTGTGATCTCAGACAATTATATGAATGGGAAAAACTTCATCGTTACAGGTGGTGAAATAGATTTTGCGGCAGAACAGTTCACTTGTAAAATGATACAAACTAATGGCTATACAAATAAAGAATAAGGCTATCCCTGCATTGCCACGATCAAAGAACTATCCCGTCGGGACTACTATATTTAATTCCGGCGGTGGTTCTCAATCTTCTTCTAGTTCCGGTCCTGTTTCCGATACGGGATTAACAAAAGAAATTCGTGTCAATGCGCCTCAGACCGGGCACATATCACCGGGCGCTATCTTTAAGCAGGGTACGGGGTATGAGCAAATATTTCGCAAAATGCTATATAAACCTGTTCCTGCTACACTTGTAGGCAAGCTGTCGACAGCAAACGATGTAGAATACGGATCGGCAAAGGGTATACTTACTTATACGGCAACACGCAACGATAACGGCGCTATGATTAAATCGTATTATGATGACAACGAAGAGAATGTACTAGAGTTCTCTTCGGAAGTCAATGCAGCACAAACAGCAATACGTCGTCTTACAGGGAATTATACGAAGGGAGAAACCTACACCGCTACGGCTGTTTTTGCCGCGAGTGATGATTTGGACGAAATAACTTTGAATAGTAGGATTAGTGTTAATGTACTCCGTAAATGGTTTGCGGGTGTATGCAGCTCTATTCCTTCTAATTCATTGGAAGTTCGTTCGTTACTATCCAATGGCTTGTATAAGGGTGCAGGGATATATAAATTTCCTGTAGGACAGTGGAAAATGTTTGTGATCTGTATTCCGGCTGATACGATAAAAGAACTAACATTGACATCTTATCCGGGTAATTTTATAGAGGATACAGGCGTTTGTACTGGACCTTCCGAGATCAAGGTAGAAGGAGCAAACGGTAGTGAAGCGATTACATATAAGATGTGGGTTATAAAATCTGTTATGACAAATGACGCTGATACATTTACTTTTAAGACTATATGACAATGAATAAAGATAATTTAGTTAATGTCCTGTTATCCGGTTTAGCATCTTTAAATATACCGGGTGCTAGTCTGGCGATCCAATATCGGAGGACATCGGATCGTCCCATCGATGCAACTGATACTTGGAACAGTATGGAAGATGCGTTAAGATATGCACGTAACACAGATGCAGAGGCTTATGTACCCTATTTTGGTCAGGCAATATCGGTAAAAGGCGATAAGAGTTTATATCTTTTGGTTGAAGATGAAACGATCTCTAAAGAGGATGGCAGGAATCATTTTAAACTACACAAGGTATCTACGGAAGAAGTCGCGGATGCAAAGTATTTAAGTAAAGTTGTAGAAGATACTGCCGAAAAATTAATTCACTTTAAAGGTGGGATTGATGTTATAGGGACTTTGACAGCTTGTATCGCAAAGTTTTCCGGTGATATTTCCTCTGCTAATTATGCGTCTAAGTTGCTAGGATGGATAATCAAGGCTTCCGGTGATGCAGAGTTTAAATCGCTTCGTGTTAATGAATTTTTAGAGGCTGACGAACTAAGATATAACCGTGTGTCTGTTATAGCCGGGGAAGAATGGAACGCGCCGGGCGGCGGTATCATTGAATCGATTGATACGACTAACAAGATCATTACTCTTAAACTAGAACCGGGCGAATTGGCAAGCTTAGCGGTTGATGATATTTGCAAAGGTATATTCAATAACAAATCGGGCTTTCTGACAGCTTATTTTCGTATAACCGAAAAACTAAGCGATTCGACTTTTAAATATGTACTTCGAAGTGGCTTCTCTTATCATCCTACTAAGTTGATGCACTTCGTAGCGTATGGTAACTTCACGAATGCGGATCGTCAAAGGTCTAGCTATTCAACTCAAAGCTATTCCCGTTACTTAATAGGCGTAAATAATTGGGAGATCACAAAGGATATGATCGCGATGCAATTAGGCGACTTGTCTAATTTGAAACTATTCGGCATTGATATGACCGGACATTCTGCATACCTTCGTAATATTTATATGACCGGAACTATCAAACAACTGTCTAATGATGGCGTTACAGAAGTCCCAGTACCCGCCTTTAAGGGTGCGTGGGTATCTGGCGCATATTGGTATTATGACGAAGTTATTCACAATGGTAGCACATGGATATGTATTGCGGACAAGACAGTTCAAGAACCGTCAGACACTTCTACGGATTGGCTTAAATATGCTTCTAAAGGAGAAACAGGTGTGAAAGGCGACAAGGGTGACAAGGGAGACAAAGGGGATAAGGGTGCAACAGGTGCGACAGGTCCTAAAGGTGAAACAGGTCCTACCGGATCGCAGGGTATCCCCGGCACGTCTCAGTTCTTTCATGTGAAGTACTCCGCCAACTCGAACGGTAATCCCATGTCTGATACTCCGAACACTTATATCGGTACTGCTGTAACAACTAGTTCAACCGCTCCAACCGGATACGCCTCATACAAGTGGGTGCAGTTGAAAGGATCGCAGGGACCCAAAGGAGATCAAGGTATCAAGGGACCGACCGGAGCGGACGGTAAGACTACCTATCTGCATATCAAATACTCGGATAACGGTACGACGTTCACCGCTAACGGTGGTGAAACTCCGGGTGCGTACATCGGACAATACACCGACTTTACGGCGGCAGACAGTACGACATTCTCCGCTTATACTTGGACGAAGGTGAAAGGCGACAAGGGTGACAAGGGAGACAAAGGGGATAAGGGTGCAACAGGTG